CAGCCACTTCAAATCTTCTGGTCTGTATGGTGCATAGGCGGTAGCTACTCCCCTTATCTGGGCTTTACCCTCTGGTTGAGCGCCCCATACAACCACTCGATTAACAAAGCTGGTTAGGTCTGCCACTGTTTCTGGCAGAGAAACAACATTTTTCTCACTCTTGGTGAACTTAGCAACAGGTGAGTAGGATTGCTGGTGGAGGTGGAACCTAAAGTTGGCATCGAAACGAGCAACATACCCGCCTGCTCCACTTGCCAAACGTTTGATGGCCTCCCAAGGGCTAACGGATACGGCCTCTGTACGACCGGCATTATCTTGAATAACCTCTGACCCATAGTAAAAGGGTTTTAACAGCTGTCCAGGGGTCGTTTGTATTTCAGGAGTGTGTGGGCCTGTCTCGCCAGGGTGAGGCCACGTATAACCATTACCTGTTCCCCAAAGCTCATAGTCATAGTTGTTAAGGATTTGTCGTATGCCGGTTGAGTGCTTGGCTGCTCTTTGTATTTTCATAACAACACCCAGAGGATACATATAGCGTTGTTCAAACCCATAAGCAACGATTGAGACTATGGACGAGTCCTGTTCTGCCTTTCGGATGCTACCTGGTACGACAACCCCCGCGAACACGGGAATGGATATCCAACCACCGTTTTCGTGATTGTATGCGTCCGAGTCCAGTTCTTTAACATAGATTTCATAGAACGCTTGGTAGAGATCATTTAGCCAGAGATCGCCAGGTGAGAGAGTGGTTTTGGGACGATATAGGGTGATCTCCAATCGGCTATGTGGGTTACTAGCCGCATCTAAGGTAACCAAGCCAGTGATTAACTCTGTCCATTTTTCTTTGACTTCCCCAGTGATACCGTCATATACCATTACCCGGGGTCTTACTCGTTGGTTAGGGGACAACAAAGCCGCATCTAAAGCGTCCATTATATAATCATCGTAATGCCTAGACATATTTATCATTTTGGCCAACCGACCTCATAACAGGTAATTTGCACCTCATACATACGATGACCATGTAGTTCTTTAACCTCTGACAGTTTTGGATTCTTACCAAGCACTACTCTGGTAATCATACCCTTAGAGGAGGACAAGGAGCAAATAAGGTTTCGTTTAATCATTTGTTCCAGAGCCTTAATAAACCCTTCCTCTGCTCTTATGTAAGCGGCTACTGTTATCTTTTTCGCTACGTTGGGTGTACGGACAACGGTAAATTGACCACCAAAGGGATGGTAAAATGGCTCTCCCAGTTCGTCATATTCTATATCCGCCATGGTCACATGTTTGGTGAATGGTATTATTAAATTGTGATCTTCCTCTGCCATGAGCCAATACCCCTCGGTCGTTATGTTGATGTTTTCAATCATGCCCTGAATGTTGGCATAGAAGTAATCAATATCTACATCGTCGGTATCGTTGCCTGTATAGTAAACAAGAGATACGCCGGTATCATCTGTGATCTCAGCCTCAAAAGAGAATGCTTGCCACTCGCTTGTTAGAGCCATATCAACATACCCATATATCGTACCAGGTGCGCCGGTCATTCTGATAACCGCTTGGGTATCTCTGTTTCCTTCCCTAGACCGCGCTCGTATATACGCCTTGAATTTAGTACCGATTGACACCGTATTAAGTGGTTGGATAATATAACAATGTCCTTGGTGAGTACCACCATTGGTAATATGTTGTCGCATGTAATACCCGCCGACAGCACCATACTCTTTCTCACGGCTTAAGGTACAGGCCGCGCCACCAGTAAGCTCAAGTACCCAAACATCAGAGTATGGTTGTTGATTCATGTAGGGGTTCTGTGTCCTACCGCTTGAAGTCTTACCATTTACAACCGCGTGAATAGCATACTCACTGGTAACACCGCCAGGTGCCAGGTCATACATGTGATAGGCTGCTCCACCATACCAAGCGCCAAAGTCAGACGGGGGGCCAGAATCTATCAATCGCCAATCTGTATCATCGTAGTCATGGTCTTTTCTGTATACCTTGAACCGATCAGGCGCAGCCAATTTATCCCATTCCAAGTGAACAATTGGGGCATCGCCGTGTTCTGTTACTTGAGAGGGCGTTTCTTGAGTCAATGTCAGATCGGTTACTGGCGTTATAGTGAGATCAGGGTTAATTCTCCAATCGTTTGTATCAAAAGAATATGCTGGGTCAAAGGCATCAACATCACGTTCCATAGAATCATAGCAGCGTACAATTTGACGATAGGTTTGACCAACGACAAGTGCATCATCTGGTACTTGCACAAAGGCATTAGGTGACTTGACAATACCAGTACCCCAACCGTCTACCCACTTGTTGAGTGAATTACTGTAGTATGGTGGTACAAACTTGCCCTCTGCTATATTGAATCGAGCAACCGTTACCCAGTACTTTGTTTGATTGCCACCCTCGCCGGGGATGTAATCCCAAGTAAGCAAGGGACTAATATCTGAGGTAGTATCGCCTGCTATATGTGTAATAGTAATATCTGCCTTGGTGAATATGCGGAACTCAACGGTATTCGACCAGGGACTTCTTAGACCACTACCGCTTAGAAAGTTGACACGCCAATAGTATGTTGAGTTGGTAGGCAAGTTAGCGAACTCACTGCCCGGTCTGTAATCAATTCGTTTTGGCCAAGTACCTCCAGAATAGTCGGGCACTATACTTACATCTCGAATAGACGGGGAAAACTGGGCATTTTCAGCAACTTGTATTCTGATACCAGCTACTTCTTTGCCTCCAGAGCTGGCGGTAAACCGTGGCTTTTGTAAAGATCGGGTATCCGATGGAGCTAAGTTAAAGGGAGCAGACGGCTCAACGCCCCACGCCCAATACATTCTAGGCAGTCGGGGTACCGATGTTCCTATATCATACTCACTAAAGAAGTAAAGGTTAGAGGCATTTATATTTGTATAAATACGAAACCCATAGTATGGCCAACCATAAGTAGCGGCTGTGTCAAATAAATACGCTAGATCGAACTCATGGTTATAGCCCTCATACTGACCAGTTATAGCAAACTCTCGTAAAGCGGATGCTTCACCGCGAACGTTCGGCGCTGTATTCCAATTTACCGATACTTCTTTAAAGGGAGCAGCAAGCATTTGGAAATAGATAATACCAGAGCTTGTCCAGCTGCCTTTTTGGGTAAGACGACAAACAGCCTTGACCACTTTATTGTCGGGGTTGGCAGTGCCAGCGGGACGAGTAGGCCGTAGGTAGATAAACGCATGATACCCTGTAGTATCTCGCATCTGTAAATACTTGCGTTGATTTAGATTGGTGTTTGGCCACTCTTGTCTAACACAAGTGTCAATTGTTATATTTGACCAACCGGCATATTGCATTTATTTTTCCACCCACTCATCTATGGCTATTGTCTTTTCAACGTGCTTGTATATCCCCTCGTCAACCACTTCAACAATACCCTCTTTCAAGTTCTTGATCTTAAACGTAGTACCTGCTGGCATAGCAACTTTAAGCTCTACAGGTAGTCTACCAGCCTGGCTCCCGCTTGTCAAAGCGCCCAGTGGTCTTGCTAAGTCGGTAAACCAACGGTTTTGTTGCATAGTCAGAACACGCTCACCTGAATGGAGAGTCGCCGATACAGCACCGCCACCTTGATACCAGCCAACATCATCATGTTTTTGAAGAGCTTCTAGCGCACTACTATGATATCGGTCACGGATATATTTAATACCGCCCTCTATTTGTTGAGCAACGGTACTAGCTTTGCCTTGTGGTAAATATTCGGGCCAGTTGAAATCGAGAAACTGAAAGAGTCCCCAAGCAGTCGAGTTTGGGTTTTGAGCTTGTGGGTCAAAACTAGACTCTCGACCAATCAAGGTGTTTAGAGCATTGAATTGTGCTTCTGGCCACTCGGGATAAGCACCTTTAAACATGGATTTCATCGTACCCCAAACGTCACCACCATCACCACCACCAGTGGCAAGGCTTTGCAGAAAATCAGAGATAGCGATAATCGCCAAGTGAATGTGGTCATAGTGACCAGGTGCTTGCCAAATAAGCTCACCAAACTCATTGTCAATCATGCCCAAGCCCCACTCTCCCTTAGTGACACCAAAGAGTTGAGCCAAGATTTGAGCAAGCGCATCACTACCAGGAGCAATATCAATGGCTCGTCCACCATCTCTGCCGTGCCAACTGCCTGCTCCTTCACGGAAACGGCTTGTTATAGAGTGGGATTCACCCGGTAGCTGTGCCGTTGCCCAGGCGAAAATGGCTTCCAACAAAGGAATCCCAGGAGTCATGTCAACGCCAGCAAGTTGTCCACCACCAGATATAGTAGTACCAAACTTTTCGTTAAGAGCATTAAATAACGCTTCGGCATCTGTACCTAAGAACTCAGTTAACCAAGCCCAGCCTTGGCCCATATTACCATTTATTATCTCAAGTATATGTTTAGCAAATGCCTCCCAACCGCCAAATTGATTGTATAATACGCTCATTAAATCGTCTTGGCTCATGCCCTTAATCAAGCCCATAATCATATACTTACCAATTTCTTGAAACTCTTTAGATGGTGATGCAATACCCAAACGCGCTTTAACAGCACCGATTAGTGTATTAGCTAATGAAATACCAGCCTCACCCATATAGTGAGCGTTCAATAACAAGGTATGTTTCCAGAGTTTAGGCAGACCCCTTAACCATTCGGTAAATCTCATAAGTCGTCTTTGCATCTCTTGGGTTACAGTGTCCATGCTGTCACCAGATGATTTTTTTAAGGCTTTCCAGCCAACGCCGTTCGTGAAACCCCTACTCACAGCAACACCAAGTTTTCTTGCTACCTCAGACGGTGAGCGGATGCCCAGCTTTCTTTTCAAGCCCTGAATAAACTCTTTGGCTGTTTTTACACCAGCTTGCTTTTGTCCCTTCTTAGCGCCCTTCTTAAAGCCCTCGCCTGTCTTTTTACCTGCTTTCTCACCATCTTTTTTACCTTTTTTTGTTCCTCTCCTAAAACCTTTTCGGATAGCGTCACCGACACTTTTGCCATCGTTGCCTGCTCCCTTACCGCCCTTACGATAGCCCTTTCGAGTACCCTTCCCGGCTTTCTTACCAGCGCCAACAAGACCTTTGATTCTATCCTTGATTCCCTTTATCATTCTATTAACGAGTTTCTTACCGGCTCGATACAACCAGTTGCCGCCTCGCATAATGTAGTTATAAAACATCTTTGGTACTCTCACTAGCCAACTAGCAAAGTTTAGTATCATGGTTCTCATAGTGAGGAAAACCCTAGCAAGCCCAAGACGAGTGATAATGTTAGCTATTGTCCAGTGGTTTCTAGTTTCGTTACGTTGACTAGTAAAAGTTTGCCGTAGCCAGGCCAGTAACCGTCCGCCAAATAAAAGATGAAGGTTAAGCAAACCAGCGGGGCCAAACAGCGCCATACCCGTTATGAAAACAATACGACTCCAATGCCACTTGGTTGCGCCTCTTTCTTTGGTATTCTGTACGTTTCTACGATTGTTTGATTGTGCATTAAACAAGCGATCAAGAATAGCTACTTTATTCTTAAAAAATCTAAAGATACTCGCTAGCGTTTTTTGGTGGTTTCTAGTAGCAAATTGTTCTCTGACTTGAAAGCCCTTTTGTAGTGCTAATCGGTTTTTTCGACTCAATAAGAATATGCCAGATTGCTTATTAAGCGTTCGTCTAAGTATTCCCTCTATCTTTCTACCACCCCAAAAAGCAATACCCTCTTGTTTTCTTTGATGCTCTTTCTTCTTTCTTGTTTCTTTTTTCTGACTGACACCCCGTAGTCTATCCGCTTTCTTTTGGAATCGGTCAGCGATAGCCAGTTGTTTCTTAGCAGCCTCAAAATCGCCCTTGATATACGCATCCCAATAAGCTTGGCGACGATGTAAGTGAGCAGTCATTTCATACTCATTCGCTCTTGTCCCCGCGCCTTTCCCTTGTTCCGCCGCTCCCGCAAACCCCAGTCGATAAGCCCTACCTGCATCCTTACCGCCCTTACCAGACTCCTTGGCCATCTTTTTGTTTTGCTTTGTTTGATCGGATATTTGTTCCTTCATTCCTTTCTTGCGCTCTTCTGCGCTCATATCTTCAAACGCCTTACCGCTTGCTTTACCACCTTCCTGGCCCTTTTTGGTCGCGTCTTTGTTAAAATCGTCCATCATAGCGATAGTACCTTCGGCAACACCCTTAATTACTTCACCGATTTGTTTACCGCTATTCATAACCATATCTTTCATAGCGCTACCGATCTCACTAGTGCCATCTCTGATGTTCTTGACACCCTTGTCCATAAGGTCTTGATTGCCCGTAAAGAATCCGCGCATGACTTGAGAAACACCATAAACAACTTTGCCCAAACCGACAAAGCACTTGATTACGGCTGTGATGATATTGATAAGGAGAATGAGGACGATAGCTAGGCCACCGAACGCTCCCAAGAGAGCTATACCAACGATGATCGCTAGCTTCTTGAGCGCCGGTATGAGCAGCGGTTTTAAGATAGCCCACAGTTCACCAAAGGTTTTTTTCAGTGTCTTCCACAGGTCAGCAAGCGCACCCATGACGGGCTGGAATACCTTTGCAAACTTGTCCCAATTTGTGATAATGATATAGATAGCGCCACCAACCGCTGCTAAGATTAGCAGAACAAGCCCAAAGGCAATACCCATACTCAGACCAGTAGCATATGCTAGTGCCGCTGTCTTTAGAAAGACAAAGGAATAGATAGAGGCTATACCCCTTGCTACTTGTCCATACTTGAGAACGGCAAAGTTCCCCAACCAACCTAAGATAGCGGTTAGAGGCCCAACAAGGGCAATTAAGGTTAGAACTGTGCCTATGGCTGCTAAGACAGGACGCGGTACCTTGTCCATCGAGTCAGCCCATTTATCTGTATAGTTGGCTGCTTTCTCCAGCGCCGGTAGAATGATGTCCTCAAAGGCATAGATGAAAATTTTGCCGATTGGCTCGAAGAGACCAAGGACTTTCTTACCCAGCATCTTCATCCGATCACTAAGCTGCATGGTTGCATCTGCGGTTTTCTTAACAGTTCCCTTAGAGTTGTCTAGCTTTTTTACCCACTTATCAACCGAAAAAGTACCATCTCTAATGGCAGCTGCCAGTTTTGGGCCAGCTAAGCGACCAAAGATTTCAATAGCGCGTTTGGTAGCTTCCATTTGATTGGGAGCAGCTTTGATTTCCTTGACAAATGATCGTAAGCCCTCTTCACCAGTTTTGAATCCCTCATCTGAGGCAGAGGCAACCGCCATACGAAGAGCTTGAGCGGTATCTTCTGCTCCAAGACCGGCACTCTCGAAAGAGGCAAATAGAGCGATTTGTTCTTTGGTGTTAAAACCAAGTGCTTTGAGCATAGTACTGTTCTGTTGTAAAAGGGTAATCAAACGGTCGAGAGGTACACCTGATTTTTGAGCAGCGTAAGCCAGCATATCCATAGCTTCCGCTTGCTTCTCACCTTTGACTGCGTTCTGTTGAAACCACATGCCTAATTCCCGGGAGACTGTCACCGGGTCAGCGCCCATTATACGGGCAAAGTCAAGCACCTTTTTGGTCATCTTGTCAGCGGCCTTACCTGTCTGGTTGAACCGCTGTTCAATGTTAATTAGGACTCCAGCAACAACCTCTGAGTCCTCTGGAACGTTACGCCACACTTTTCGGAATCGCACCATGAGCTTGTCAAGCTCTTTACCTGTATAACCGAGCTGTCGAGCGACAAGCATGTACCCCTTACCAATTTCAGCTGCCGCTTTGTAACCTATTGCACCAGCGGCGGCAATCGGTAGGGTAACGTTCTTGGTCATGGCAACGCCAAGGGCGGTCATTTTACTACCAACCTTGGTCATCGACTGGAGAAACGAACTGTCTCTCGCTATAATATCAACCCATAGGGTTCCTAAATGTGCATCAGGCACTTGCTAATTTCGCCTCCTCCCTCTCTTTCTTTTTCTTCTTGGCTTTCCATTTTGCTTGGAAGTCCGCCAACTTACCAACCTCTGTCAACATTTCTGATTTTGACATCGGGCCGCTTGGTGCTTTTTTGTCGTTCAGCCCCATAAGCTTGTCCAGTGACAACATTTTCTTATCTTGCCTTTGTTGAATAGCTGCCCAAGTAGCTTGTATAGCTAGCAAGGGCAGCGTATGTTCTTTTTCAAACTTCATGGCGGCTTGAAGAGACACATCAATTTCGTGGTATGTTGCTGTCCAAAATTCTTCCTCAGTCTTTTGGCACAATAACATGTAGTTATGCCTTATGTATGCCCAATCTATTTCTTTTTCTTGGGTTGGTGGTCTTTCGGAGCCTTCGAGGAGTTTTTTGCCTCCACCTGCTCAGCTGGCATAGCTATGTCCATAGCTTTCGCTATAGCGTCCTGAAACTCACCAAGGTTTTCAACGGTGAACATTCCACCAACATCTTCCTCGGTAATGTTGGGATGATTAGCGCTTAGTCCCACAAAGAGTACTTTGCGGAGCTTGCCAATCGCTCCCTTGGGGTTCTCTTCAAAGTTGAAAGCCTCTTCGATGTTATCGTAAGCTTCCTCCAACTCCACAAGAGCATTAAGATCATAACGAAGATAGTAGGTCTCATCGTCAACCTCAATCTTAACGCTCTTTTTCCGCAATTTTGCTAGCTTGTCTTGCGCCATGATAGTCTCCTTTTAGTTGTCAGTTTTCAAATTAAGATGCCGGTGAATCGAATGTCAGCTCACCGCTGATTTTAAGGGTAAAAGAAACCTCTGCCTTGTCGTCGAAGGGCAAAGAAACCTTAAAGGCGGTTAGCATACCCATGCCAGAAAAACCATAACCGTTCGGGGCTACAACTGCAAAACTAACCAGCGTGGTATCTAGTGAGATAGCGTCGATAACTTCGAGCATTCCCTCGTCACCAGGTACATAGTTGCCCTCACAGTCAATTTCTCCAGCTTCAATTAAGCCGGGCAGAAACTCTTTCCAATAACTTGAGTCGTGAGAGGTAACGTCGATGTCGTCCCGCTTACACGCTGGGCCGTCGATCTTCGTAAGCTCTGCAACCGGCTTGCTGTTAATCGAGAAAGTTGTTCCTATTGCTACGAATGCCATGTTTACCATTCCTTTCTTAAGTATCGTTCACTTGGTAATTATACTATAAACAAGCGATAGAGTCCACTACTTACTCTTGTACCATGACCTTGTAATCGGCACTTAGACCTAATAGCTCTTCGCTTTCCTCTAATTGTAACCGGCTAATACCTCGTACTCGTTTAACAAACAAGTTAGTGTAGCCTGTAATGGAAAACGTTTGCCGGTGTAACAAGTCATCGAGGAGAGTGTATATGTCATAAGCGGTTGATAACTTAAATGTGTGAACGTTTATTTGAAACAGCGCATTGTCAAAACGTACATCATAGGTATCATCCGCTGAAATATCCAATGGAAAGTAACAGATATAGGGTGAGGTAGCGCCGGGCGGCGCGGTATAGCTAAAGATGGCTGGCTTGCTCTCGTATGTAGCAAGCGTAGCAACCAACGGAACGTTAGCCGCTAAGTAAGCTTCCAAGCCCCATTCTATTTGTTTTAAGTCACTCACTTGTGTTTGCCTCCTGCCATTATTCTCCAAAGTATCGGTTGTATTCTTGCTATCGTCACACGCATAAATGGACGCGGTGCCATCTTGATTGTCCCATATTCAAGCTTTGGTGCGTAGGTCTTATCAGTGCCAACTATGGCTGTAAGAAACAGCCCGAGCTTCATAACGGTATGTGTGATACTCGCTCGTAAATCGCCTCTCCATGTAGTCGGCGCTTGACCAGGAGCAGAGGCACGGTGACTACCGTAGAGCTTACCGCCACCGGGCATACTGAGCGCTATCTTCACAGCAGTTTCAGCATATGCTCCAGCATCTTCCAAGCGTTCAGATAGTTCTTTATTCAGATCGGCACGAAAAATGGCCATACTAGCGTAGTTTTTTTTAAACTGAGATGCCATTAGGTTACCTCCACATTGAAAGCTTCGACTATCTCAACTTCATAAAAAGCACGGTTGGATAACCCCTTACGCTGTGTTGGTATATATAGCAACCGAAAAAAAGCGGTACCAACTTTTAATACATCTCTGCTTGTAAGCACAACAGGTGAAACTTCATAGGTTACTTTCGCTCGTCTAATTGACTGTTTTTTGTCACCGCTTAATAGCTCACTTCCCGTAAACTTGAGATGGCAATAAAGTGGTGTGTCCTCAACCAAAGAATAGGCAGCACTATACTCACCATGTTCCAAGCTTTTGGTTGGTTGGTATATGTCTATTCGGCTGTTGAAAATCATTTAACATTTCCCCTTAGAAATCTGATAGGACATCAAGCAAGCCCTGGAGCAACGTGCAAACGTTCTTAGGCAGTTCTTTTGTCATGTCATACACTTGGGAGACTTCATCAACTGTCTCCTTAGATGTGGACGCTCCCCTGTTGTAGTAGATATCGGATAACCAAGTTAATTCTGCAAGCTTTATCCGCTCGACCACTTCGGCGTAGTCGTTGCGGAGCGAATACCCGCTAGTATAGGTAACTAGATACCGTTTTCTACCATCTGGCCACAGCTTTGCTTCATTCTTGTAGAAAATCTGGCCGGTTGTTGGTATGAGTCTGTACATGTCCTCGTCAATATCCACATCCCAGATATCATCATGGACTGTGATCTCGTCGCCTACCTCTTCACTTACGGGGACATAAGGTATCCGTAGTGTTTCCCCTCCGCCGTCAAGATAAGTGGTTGCTTCCTCTGCAATAACCTTGTTGCTCAAGTTTGCTTTAATCGTTGCCTCTATCCCACCAAGCATAGTAGTAAGCAGGCTATCATCTTCTGTACCTGTAATGCGTAAGTAGTCTTTAGCAAGCGCCAATTCGACCAACGGCGTGATACTGAGCGCAGAGAGACACATAAAAGCATCCTCGACCGTAGCCTCGATTACCCCACCAGCGGTAAACTGATAAGCGTATGTGCCAGCGGTTGTTAAGGTGATGTCGATATAGTATTCACCAAGCGCATCCCTGACCAACTCAACATCTTCCCCATATACAAAAGTAATGGCTGTTCCCTGCTCGATACGGTAGCCAAAGCTCATTGTCGTAGGGTCAGCAAGGTCTCCCGCATCGTCCCGAAACTCCGCCGAAATTCTAAGTACTTGTCCTGTAAAATAAGTATCCATTGCATCCTCCATTATAGCTTTATTTTGGTCTGGTGTCTATCGCTCAGTCGTCGGGCATGATAATGGTGATTCCACCTTTGCCCGTTGTGTTGCTTGAACTACTACCCTTGCCTGTCTCGCTTGAACCACTACCAGACGTTGACGGTGTGACTGAGCCACTGCCCGGTAAGTTGGTATCGTCTATGATTGAACCCAGTTGCCTTTGGGGTATTTTATCTAGCGTGAGACCGGCTGTACTCGTACCGGCAACCGTTCCGCCCAGTTTCATAGTCAGGTTTATCGTTGCTTCGCCGGTCGAGCTGCCAGCCGCCGAACCAATAACGCCCCGCGTTCTCATAAGGAGTGAGCCAGCGGTCGATGTTCCATCTGAGACTCCCGCGAGTGGTCGAATAACCCCAAGAAGCGCCCCGGCTGTAGAGATCGCATTGACAACCCCGGCTAACTTCATTGTCAACTTAAAGGTTGCTCCCGCCGTAGATGTACCGGCACTTATTCCGGCCAGCTGTCCAAGAAGATCAAGAAGCGCCGCTGTTGTAGCGACACCATTAGATGCCCCACTCAGCTCCATTGTAAGCTTGATTAAAGAACCGGCAGACGCTATGCCATTGGTGTTTCCGACCAATTCTTTTGTTATATTGGTTGTAGCTCCTGCATTGCTCCAACCGTCAGAAGAGCCTATAAGCCCCCTAATTCGTTCGAGAAATGAACCAGCTGTGGAAGTGCCGTCACCCGCCCCACTCAAACCTCTTAGAACGCCTAAGAGCATTCCCGCAGTAGAGAGACCATCCGCTTGACCGGCCAACAGGGTGTGAGATTCCCAATCACATGTGGCAGTCGATACGCCGTCTGATTGCCCTCCCAGTTCTGTCCGTGTCTCTATGCTTGCTCCAGCTAAAGACGTACCGGCGCTAGCTCCCTCGACCTCTGTTCTCGTTTCGAGTACTGCCCCCGCAGTCGATGTGCCATCACTCGCACCAGCGAGTTCCATCACCAGATTGATTAACGCCCCAGCGGTTGAACTGCCATCAGAAGCACCAGCAAGAGTCATAAGCAATTGGAATAAAGCATCGGCAGTCGAGCTACCGTCTGACTGACCAGCCACATCAACGTCATCGAGAAAGTACTGGATATCGTAGTGCAAGGTTGAGTGGCGGATGTTAGCGCCAAACGTATAACCACCAACACCAATCCCTTCCAGGGGATTCGGGCCGTCACCGTTAAGATCATCAATCGTCCACTTCAAACTGGTATCGGGGTTGATCGTCATATCATGTTCGTGGCTTGTGTAGCCATCAGGCGATACAATATGTTCGTCTGATTCGTACCAAGTGCCATTGACTTTGAACTTCATATGGCAGTGGGTATCGCCTACAAAGGCTCTAGCTATGTGGTGAGCTTCCATATGGTGTAGACGGGTATTCGAGCGGATGTTTATATCTTCTATGTCGAAAAAGATATATTCATCTTCATTGCTTGAAGTCTGGACAATATAGCTACTGTCTTCATCCCCGCCCTCTTCTGGCTCGTCTAGCTTAGACCAGTAGTTACTTGGAGGGATTGGTTGTCCAAAAGTAAAGTGGCCGGTGTTGCTAATGTCAGCAACCGGGACGACTCGCAGTATCATCAAGCGACCGACTTGTACTGCCATACCAGCGGTCGAAGTTCCGTCCGAACCGCCAGCAAGCTCCATAGTCAAGTTGAAAGACGCGCCAGCGGTAGAGCTACCATCCGTTTGTCCAGTGAGTCCAATGAGGGTGTACATGGTTGCGCTAGCTGTAGAAGTGCCAGCGCTAGCCATTGTTAATATAGTCCGTGACTCCCAATCGCAAGAGGCCGTGGAAGTTCCGTTCGATTGACCACCAAGCTCTGTCCGAGTTTCAAGAGAAGCACCAACAGTTGAGCCACCGTTACTTGCT